AAAGCCTGTAGATACTTCTTTGATAGCTGTTCTGTCCTGACTGAGGAATGCCGCAACTCTAAACTCTAGCTGTGCAAAGTCAGCCTCCATGATCTCTCCGTTATCCCAACGAGACACAAATACTTTTTTCACAGGAAACGTACCACCTCTGGGCATGTTCTGCATATTAGGATCAGCACCAGATAACCTGCCTGTACCTGTCCTGTGTTGCAGTAGTCTTACGTGTAGCTTACCATCCTGTTTAACATGAGTAGCTATACCCTCAACGAAACTAGACAGATAAGTATCAAGTGCTGACAGTCTACGTACTCGTTGTAGAAACACCTCTGCATCATACATGCCACGAGATCTAGCTATACCTTCTAAGTATACGAGATTGTCTTTGCTTGTACTGAAGCCATTGGCACTTGCCCATTTAGCATCTGGTGCATTGAACTTCAGCCCAGCTAACTCTTTTCTATCACGGTACAGATACCCTGCTCCATCACACTCAGGACATTTGTTTGTGTTTTTGTAGGGTGAGCCATCCTTACGCTTCTTACGTATCCAACCATGACCCATACACTGAGTACAGACGACAGCGTATTGTTTGTGCAGGGGTAATGTCATCTGTCTTACGTTGGCTAGATGTTGCCTGTCGGATACACGATCCTCATATGCTTCAGCCCATACTTTCTTATCGCATACCTTACGGCTGTATATAACCCAAGACAACTGCTCTGGGCTGTTCAGATTGATAGGTCTGTCACCCATCAGTTCCTGTACCTGTTCCTCTAATTGTTTAGTAAGTTCAGTCTTCTCAGTCTCAAACTCTACACGTACTTCATCCAGTGCATCCATGTCTACCTTGAACCCACGTTGATATATACGTGCTAGGTGTACAGCTAACTGGTTCGTCAGACGTATTGTATCTACAAGTGTCCTGCCTGTACCATAAGTATACTGCCTGTCCTGCTCTCTGAACAACTGTTGTGTCGCATGTAAGTCAGCAGATAGATACTCAGACAGTTCATTGTGTGGTATTTCTGCAACATTTAATCCCTGTTTAAAATATTCTTTTAATGTGTCTTGCTTCTGTGTATGTAACTGGTGACGTTCAGCACATGCTTCTAGTGATAGAGGTTCTTTCTGTCCTCGTTGTAATATGTACTCACCTAGCATAGTATCAAACACCTCACCCTCATAGGTAAAGCCTGACTCCCACAGCCACATCAAATCGTGTGCGGCATTGTGTGCGACAAGGCGTGTGGTGAGGTCAAGTTTATCCTGTACTATCTGTCTGCCATTTAATGTGGGGGGATGCTCTGTGTGGTCAAAAGTTATAATTTGCTCGTGTCCAGTACCATCTAGCATCCCCACCATAACCAATGTATTCTCTGGTTCGAATGGATCAAGGTGCATCTTGCCATTTCTCTTTGTGACTGTGTTCTCTACGTCAAGGATTGTAATCATGTTGGTGATTCCTTTTTACTATTTATAATATCCGTGTTCATCTTTAGGGTGAAAGGCTCCTGTTAATCTTTTTACTTCATCAGGTACTGCCTTGTCAAGACCCTTTAATATTAAAATGGCAGTATAATTATCTAACTTAAACCATTCAGAGTTGTGTTCTGAAGCGACCTTGCTTGCCTCTAGGTGTGCCTGTGCCTCTGCTCTACGCCTGTCAATAAAGAACTCCTTGTGTATCAAAACGTAGTCTCTGTGTGGGCTTGATGTCTGATAACTATGTAATCTATCCTCTGCATCAAGTGCCATACCTATCTTTACCCAGCCATCCCATGCCTTGTTTGCTATTATATACACATCTCCTTCTTTAGGTTTGTTGTATAGTTCTAGTACCTTCTTATTAATTAAGTCTACTCTCGTTCTTACCCTTGTCATGCTACATACCTCGCTGTTTTGTATTCCAATTCGCAATGGATAATACCATGCCAGCCTGACAGTTTATTCTTAACTAGGTTCAGGTGACGCATCGTATCCTCTTCCTCTTGCCCTTCTACTGGTGGGTTCTTAGCTATCAGTATCATCAGGTCAGCTTCAGCCGCCTTACCTGTACGTGAGCCTTCCATCATGGCCTGATTGAGTACCACCTTATTCTCTGCATCAGCAGACAACTGTGACATATAGAATATAGCACAGCTATGTTGTTTAGCTATCTGCCTAGCGTGTATGGCATTAGCCTTGAGTGCCTCGTCAGTACGACTGAAGCCTCCTGTCCTAGCAAACTTGTCACCCATATCTAAGATAACGATGTCAGGTTTGTAAGACTTACAGACACTCTCAACCCATGCCATGTCACGGTTGCTTGCATCATATATTTTAATGTTCTGTTTTACAGATGCGTATCTGTCTCTCGCCTTGGCAGGGTCTTGTTTAATCTCCTGCATGGTCATGCCTGTAGCCGCAGTCAGATACCTAGCACCAACACGGTGAGAACCTTCTTCGTTACAGAGTATGATACACTTAGCACCCTGATGTGCAAACCCATTAGGTGATGCCACCAGTGACGCATGAAAAGATGTCTTACCTGTGTTAGGTCTAGCACCTATCTCAATTAAATGCCCGTCATTCACACCCTCTAACTTACGTGTCAGAGTAGGTATGTTAAATGTCCAACGTGCTTCGAGATCATTCTTTGATAGTAAAGTCTCAACGTCAATGTCATCCCACTGTATCGTCAGGTCAGGCGTGAAGTCATCGGCATACTGTTCCAGTAGATTACGTAAAGGTTCAAGGCTTGTCTTGTCACCATTCACATAGTCAAAGCCTAGATTAGCTATGTCCTCACCGACTACCTGTTGGAATAGCTTGGATAATACTTCCTGTGCTATGTCATTACCTAGCGGTGGCTTACTGTTTATCTGTGTAAACAACGTACTGTATGCCTGCTTCTGTGCCGTAGTCATTGTCGGATTGTTCGACATGAATAGTGATTCTATCTCAGCAGGTGTAACTGTGCGTTCATACCTGTCCATTGCCGCATCGACTGCCTCTTTAATCTTGCGTACATCTTTGCTGAATAGTCTGTTAGGACATCTAGCTCCACGATGTTCATCGTAAAAGTCTTTGTCCATCAGGCTTCTTATTAAACTCAGTTCCATTCTTGTTCTCCTATGCGTGTTAAGTTATGTAGGTCATCAGGGTTTCTATATTTCAAGTCATCGTTCAGTCTCAGGACACGTACTGTATCTACGTATCCTCTTAGTTCTTTAGCAAATTGCAGTGTCTTCGGTAGGGCATCTGGGTCTAGTGCTATTACTGCCGTTGAAAACTGTGCGAGATACCTCTTGTGCGATTCTGATAGAGATGTACCCAACACTGCAACCCCTACATATACATGACTACCAATAACAGCGGCACTCACACAGTCTTCAACAACTACTGCGACACTACCATAGCCGTGAGCATATGGCAAGACATTCTTTCCATAGCGTTTCCACTTAGGTAATCTTTTACCCAGACTACGGCCTGTAGCATCTACAGTGTGACCATTATGCATCACTGGAAAGACAACTCTGTGTTCCTTCACGTCATACAACAGGCCAAGTTCTTCTGCATCTAACCCCCACTCTTCACAGTAGGGTGCAATCTTATCTGAGTCACGTACTAGCCACTCAGGTTTATCAAACTTAGGTATACCCCTAGTCTCTGATACAGTCTTACCCAGTGACTTACGTATGTCATCACTGGATAGGTGTACACGTCTACCTCCTGATACAGTACACCCTGCTTTGTAACAGTTCCATACAATAGATCCCATATTATTCGTGATAGTAAATGTTCTCTTACCATTACACTCAGGACAATCCATTCTTTTAGTGTCACCATTTATAAGTGTTATATCATTTAGTAATTTATTAATATTCATTATGTATCACTTTCAATGTTACTCACAGTGTTCGATTGTACAGATACATTTCTACGTGTCAAGGCTTCATTTGCAGAAGTGTACGTATTTTTTAAATAGGGTTTCACAGATGCAACATTAGCATGTCCTGTCACTGACATAATATTAGGTAAAGGTACGCCCTTATCCACCATCTGTACTACTCCTGTCCTACGTAAGTCCATTAATCGTAGGCTCTCAGACAGCCCAGCTTTACGCATGACAGCCCTTCCGTTTTTCGAGAACCTTTGCATCGCATAAGGATGATACACGCCATGTACAGGCATTATATGAGGAGCTACATACTCTTGAAAGCCAAAGTCTTCATGCTGATCCTGTAACATTGCCATCAGGTCATCTGATATGGGTAGAAATACCTCTGCTCTACGCTTACTCTGCTCCAGTGTCAGTAGTTTATTCTCAAAGTCTAGGTTAGACCAACGTAGAGTACGCATGTCTCCTATTCTCTGACACCATTCGTATGTCATCTGTATAATTAACCCAATGTTACGTGTCGTAAAGTCTGAGTATGCCACATCAAGAAACTTGAGTACATCCTCGTGCTTCCAGACTACCTTGCGTTTGATTTCAGGCTTACGCTTGATACTAGTGAAGGGATTCTGCATGGCATACTCCATCTCTATGGCATAGTTAAACACTCTAGATGCACAGGTAGCTACATGGTTAGCGAAGCTGACACCACGCCTGACCCAATCCTCGTATGCCCACTTAGCTTTCCTAGATGTAAAGCCTACAAACTTATCCTTGCCTATCGAATCAGATACAACTCCAAGAAAATATTTGTAGTCACTCTTCGTTGTATCTCTAAGCATGTCATAGTCATTGGAATTATAGTACAGTTTTATCAGATCATCTATACTTACAATTTTATTTCTACCATTTGTATTCATCTAGTTTACTCTCCAATAAATCTATCAGTGTTAACATCTCCTCTGCCTTATCTCTAACAGTAGGCCGTGACTTGCACACTGCGTCTGACTTTATGATGTCAGCTACACGCTTGATGCGTACAAGTATACGCTTCGTATCTTCCTTGGGTGAATCCCATTCCTCTGCCGCCCATTTAGCCATTTGTTAGTTCCTCTTCATTCATTTTAAATGTTATAGTGACATAATCATGTTCATCTATTGATTCAAACTTGTGTGTAGGGCATGTATGTACCCACTCCCAAAACTCTTCACGTGTCATCTATAGTCTCCTCTATCTCAAAGTTTACAGTTCTCAATCCTTCAACTACCCCAACCATCAGCCAATCAAATGGACAGGTCTTTAGCCACTCATGTAGCTTCTCTTCATCAGTCATTAAGCATCTCCTTTATCCGTGCCATAGCGTAGCATATATCATCCCACTCCTCATCGTGATGATCAATACCCTCTGGTATGCAATCCTCACGATAGTTGTGCAAGACCTCCCATATTCTACTTAACTCTTTACTACCCATGTTACCATTCCATCTCTGAAGTAAACTGAAAGTCAAGTGCGGCATAAGGCAGGCGTTGATGCCAGTACTCTACCAGTTTAGCGAACTCATGTATACCATGAACATGCTTGTCTATTGCGACAATCTCATACTCACGCTCATCAGGCATGATGTCTTCACGCTCCTTTGTATCTGGATTCCATTTAGTCGTTTCAAATGTTCTGACTGTTACTGTTCCTACTGTTATATACATATGTTGCCCTCCTTATGCGGCTAGTTGATTAAACTGTGGACTATCTATCCACTTAGATACTTCTACTTCACGATTGAACATGCTTATATTCCTCGTGTCATAGCCTGTGTTACGTAGACTGAAACCGTTGCGCTCATCAGCCCATGAACTGTAGTTCGTGAAGGCAGAGTACACTGCGTACTTGTTCTGTCCACGTACTGATGCTTCAGCACAACACAACTCATACATCTTCTCAGCCTTCTGCTTTGAAGGTATCATAGACTCAAGCATAGCCTTGACCTCATAAAGGCCTACTCTCTGACTAGCCCATAGCTGTAGCTTCTCAGCCTGCTCGTTAAAGCTACGCTGACTGTCTCGTAGTTGCATCTGGAATATACCAAAGTCAAAGCCTGATGTATGCTTACGCTTCACCTTGTCATGCTCACCAGATATACAGCCGTTAGTACAAAAGCTGTCAATCCAACCATGTAGACACAAGCTACTGCATGACGAGTCCACACCATGTAGGCTGATGATCCTCTGACTTACCTCAGTCTCATGCTTAGATGTACGTATAAAGTTGGTAACTTTAGGTAGTACCATGTCCATCATAGTCCACCCACCATTACGTGCAACTCTCCAACTAACTTGGGCATCCTCTAGTGCATCCTCACCCAGTGTATCTACTACTGTGTCAACTACACCATTGTAGTGTTCAGGGTGACTGACGCAGGTGAAGTCCTTGCCTACTACATTCAGGTATTTACCTGTCGTTGCATTAAGAACATACTTCTTGTCATCTACCTTTGTATCCTCAAAGGCTATGTCAAAGTCTACTGTCTCTGGTATTGTGAAATCAAATGGCATTATGTATTCTCCTCTTCATTTAGTTTCTCTTTTTGTTTTTCAAATGTACCCCACTGCTTAGTCCAGTCATCTACCTTTTCTTCAGCCGCCTTCTGTAACTCTGGGGTTGGCATATTAATTATAATTTTCATTTCTTTAACTCCTCTAATTTATGAAAGACTCTCTTGAGACTTTCTCTTGCTAGTCCTGCCTGTTCATAGGCAAGTTTTAAATTGCTCTCATCTATTGCTGAAACTCTAGGCTTGATAGCGACTACCTCACCCTCATCATCATGCACAAACTCATGCGAACTTGTTGCCGTCACATACTTAACTGGCTTTATGTTATTTGTCGCACCGACTTTATGTGCATTAAGGAACTCAAGTAACTCAGCCTTGCTTGTAGGAACTTCCTGTGTTTGCCACAGGTTTAGATCTCTTCGTGCTTCAGCCTGAGTACCTCTCCAATTACCTTCACAGTCTGTATATAGTTTCATATCATATCCTTCATTGTTGGTTAACGCTTGGCAACTGTGCCTTGCTTATATAGTTGTATCACAATCCTTTGGCACTGTCAAACTCTTTCACTTCGTATGTAGCTAATGGTCTACGTGTGTCAGTTTTACCACAGTACACAGGGTAGATAGCTATGAATAGCCTACCACTCACACCTCTCCACATATTCATATCACAGTGTTCACCCATGCTTATCCAGTCATCCTCTGGGTACTCCCATATTATGTCTACATCACCATCATTCTGCGGTTGATTTGGGTAACTCATGCTACTAACTCCTTTATTTTTTCTTTCTCTCCAAAAGCACCAGTTAATTTGTGTTGTTGCTCTGTTCTAATAGCGTGACAGTTAGCACACAATAACCTACACTTGGCTATTTCTTTTTTTATTGTAGGCATAGCATACAACATCATTTGAGCTATACCTAATTTTTTTGTGTCTTCTTTTATGTGATCAAAGTGTAGACCCCATGCGGTAACACACCAACCACACCTATCGCAACCTCTCCTTCTTTTGTATCTTTTTATTAACTCCCTGCGTTTATGTTTTTTATTTCTGTAGTATTGCGTAGTCTCAATAGTTCTTTTACTCATGCTACTAACTCCTCTAAATCTACTGACCATAGATTTCTTTTTGTCACCAAGTCATCCTCGTATATGCCCTCTCGTAACCACTCAGGCATGGCTCTGTTCTTATTCCATCGTGCAAAGTCCATCTTGTCACGCTTGTAGAATGCCCTGTATGCTTTGATAGGCCACTTCTCATCTGTCTTCAGGTCATCATGCCCTGAGAAACACTGAGGGTGTGGTGTCTTTCTACCCTGTGGTATATATACAACGCCTTCGTGAAGAGAGTCATAGTGTTTTGCACAGCCATGTTTCTTGCCATACCTGTGTGTATACTCATCGAGCATGGCATCATACAGTAGCCAAGCATATCTGTAGTTAGCATTAGTCTCCATAGCCCACAGAGTACATGGATGCTTCTGATGCACAGGCTTGTACAGCCCACGCCTTTCCGCATACTCTGGCCTGTGATGCCACAGTGCAGTGCATAACATCTGTGCTTCTTCGAGTGGCATCTTCACTATGTGTTGGTCACACAGTGACTCAGCTATGTCTTTTGGGTCGTGATATAATATAAATCTATTCATGTCATTGTATCCTCAATGGTGCTTCGTGAATGTTTTCCATTCCAACATAATCGTTGGAAGGGTACTCTTTATTGTACAGAAACTCTACGTTACTGTCTGGGTGCTGACGCATTACTAATTCCATAGCAAAGATCGTAGCGGATTCCCAGTCATGTACGGCAGGATAAGTGTCATCTAATCTGACGACACTCTCCACGCCATCAATGGCAACGCCTATTTCATATGCCATTACTGCCATACTTATGCGGCCTTCAAGGCTTTTTTCATCTCGTAGTTAGCCTTTCTTGCTTCACTCTGATGGTACATCTTCTTCTGATTAAGGTCTTTGAGTGTACGTTCTAGCTTGGTAGGCTGAAACTTTTTCCTCGCTAACAAGCCTAGAGCCTGTAATACATTCACTCTGTATTGTATACGTGGTGTGTACTCATTGAGCATATGAGCAATCTCTTTCTTTGTCATAGTAGAATAGTTCTCAAGAATAACCTCATCTTGTGGGTAGTAGTTATATGTGAAAGCTTTAGCTTTAGTAAAATGCTTTACGTGTCTTGCATATAGTGATGGGTTTGTTTCTTTAATAGGTGTCGGTATAGTCATAGCTTGATTCTCCTTTGTTGCTATTGGGGTTGTGTTAATTCTAATACTTTTAAAGATTGGCTTTGCCATTTTATGCTCTCCTTCTGTTTGCATATTTCTGTTTACGCAGTTTCCTACGTTCTCTTTTCCACTCGTCTGAGTGCTTCTTAGTCTGTCCAACGTTGGACACTCTAATCTTTATTGTCTTTTCAAGATTCATTCTCTCGTATCGCATTTCTATTATCCTCCTTGCGGTTACGTTTAGCCTTGCCACCCTTCTTAGGTGGTATGACCTTGGGCGGTTGACGTTCCTGTAACATAGCCTTTGCAACTGGGTTACGATATATCACAGTCTTACGTTTCATTATGCTATGCCATGCATCTCTCTCCAAGCTACCCAAGTAATAGCTTGAACGTGGAATGCTTTGTACTTCGTGCCTAGCTTTCTATTGACTGCCTTGGCAGTAGCTATGTAAGCATCAGCAATCAGCTTGTATTCACGTACTCCTACGTTAGACTTGGAATCTGTCAACGTATACCTCTTGCCATAGTAGATGTTCTTTGCGTGTCCATCGACTACACAGGTATCCTCACCCATTATGCAAGAGTAGAATGCGACAATCTTTTTGCCATTCAGTAGAGACTTCACTTGTCCAACGTTGGACAGTCCAAGCACTAGCAAAGCCTTACGCTTATTGGGATTGTATGTACATACTTTCACTCGCCATATGTCAGCATAGGCATTGTTCACGTATGCTTCACACATATTCCGAGCATCAAGTACATTGCGATCCCACTTGTTGTTGGGTGACAGAGCTGATGCGACACCGACAACTTTCCATAGGGGAAGCCCTGTGTCTTTAGCGATCTGATTACACTCTCGCTTGGCACGTTTATACCATGCGACACCATTACGTATCATAGCAGGTGTAGCTTTGTTAAAAGTTTTCATTATATTGTTAGTCATATTTTAATTCCATTTAAAGTGTCCAACGTTGGACGGTTTCATTTATCTTACTACATATACATATAATAAAATAGTATTCGTAAAACACTTATACTATTTATATTATTGTATATAGTAGAGTTGTCAAGCTCAAAATTATAATGAGCATTGATAGCAGTGCTATGCAGTCAAGTATAACTTGTCTCATGTTCCAATCCTTTCGCAGTTGTACAAGTATCCGTCTATCTCATACTCGTGTTGGATAATATCCATTGACTCCTGCGGCCAAGGGAAGGTGATATACATAGCGGCAAAGAATACCGCCATGCATAGTGTTGCGATCCAGAACGCTGTGATCTGTTCACGTTCAAGCATTAGATTTGCTCACTGTTTTCCAACCTGAATCCACTTTAAAACTACCCATTGGAACAACTTTAGTTGAAGTATTTTCATGGTTAATCTTAACCAACTCAATCAACTCAAGAGGGTCAATGTCGTTGGCTAGACAAGTCTTCATGATCTCTTTGGCTAGATCATACTTCGTAGTTGGTAATTGAGCTTGTCCAACATTGGACTGTTCAACTTCGTTAGAAGTAGCTTCACTAGGTGATACAGCTTCGCTGACTTTATCCTCAGTTGAAAGCGTAGCTTTGTTAGCTTTACTCATTGCTAATTGCAATGCAGTGAGTGATGTATATCCCTTTTTGCTATTAGCAATAAAGGCTTGGCAATCTTTTAGATTGTTATAGAACCACTTAGCTTCAGCTAATCTTCTACGATCTATCTTTAACAGACCACAGTC